TTAACTATTTGTGATAGTCCTTTGACAATATTATCCATTTTATTAGGATATTTTTCTTTTTTAACACAACTTAATAATGCTATTCCTAAAATAAGGATAATTAAAATAGAAATAGTGTAGGTTTTCAATTTAATAGATTTTTTAATTTTCTTTAATACTAATGGCACATCCATACATGCACACTCATTACAACTACAAGAATCACAAAAAGATTCACTGATAAAATATCCTTGTCCTAAACAATGACAACGATGCCCACATGTTTTACAATATTTTTTCATTAATGTTCCTCAATCTTTTCTATCCGTTTAATTCCATGTTGATCCACATATACTTTTGCTTTCACGACAGAGCATTGTACATAGGAATTACCACTATCATTATTTCGTTCTATTTTTCTTTTGGTCTTTAGACACTCCGATAGCGATTTTTTATGTGAATGTTCTATCATCTTATCATTTAAAAATAAACACAAAGCTACAACCATTTCGATCATTAATGCTTACCATTTCCATTTGCAAATTTAATATCTCGGGTAGCATCTTTTAATTTTTCCACATCTTTTTTTAATCTTTCAATCTCTTTATCATATTGTTTTAACATTACTCCTGTATGGACATTATCTTCCAACATTTTTGCATGTTTTTCTAATTGTTTGGTAATGTATTCAATCAACATAAACTGTTCCTGGTCAATAGGTTTTTGTTTAGATGCTTCTAATAAATCTTGTTCAAATAATTTATTTTTCGTTTCTAATTGATTCAATCTTTCAATGACACCAAAAGCAAACCATAGGCCTGCACATACTGCTATAATTAACGATATTAAATTTCTAAGTGGCAATGCCACATTGGTATTATCATTTATTTTCATTGGTTTTCTCTATATCATAAAACATGTTATCAGAATCTTCTGTGACCCAATCAGGACCTTCTACTTCCCAAATGGTATTTTGGACTTTATAGTCTGGCCAACTGTTATCAGTAGTATAGCTATTAACGTGCCAAAGAATACGATTGTTAGGCTGAGCAGCATAATTGCCGTTAGCAAGAGCCAAAATATGCGCACACTTGTGCTCTTGAGGAATTTCAGAATGTTCTGTATTAAGTATATTAGTTTCTGGATGGGCCCAGTCAATAGTAAAAAGATATTGTCCTTCATAAAACTTTTTATCTTTACCACGAAACTTACCGTGTATGCCAGCTAGAAAATCAAAGCAATGAACACTAGGATAATAACTAAAGCAATTCCACAATTGTAAGAAGTCAACCGACAAATCGGGCACTTCGGTTCTTTGAAGATGTTTTTGGAAAAAAGCTGAGATAGGCAAGCGATAGTAGACCGCACCGTTCGGGAGCATAATGTGAAATAATAAGGCACGCCCTGATATACTTGCGATACCAAAGATAACGCACTCTTTTTCGCCCTTTCTCTTTGAATCCATGTCATATAGATACTCCTCGCGAACTTTACAATAAATCGGCGGTATATTTGCGTTAAGATATGCCATAGTTTCTCCATCATTTTATCTCTCCCCAATTATTACCTTTTTCGTAGTCTACCTTATTTGGAACCTCTAACTCAACCGCTGATTCCATGATTTCAATAATTTGAGCAGCCATTTTATCATCTTGAATTGAAATGTCTACTTCATCATGAATCTGTATGTGCGGTATTATACCGTTCTCATATAATGCTACCATAGATTTTTTTGTCATATCTGCAGCAGATCCTTGAATTAATCGATTTAAAGCCTTGTAAGTAAATGCACGTTTTAATGGTTCACCATACTCTTTTCTTGCTAATTCTAATGGTAATGGTTTGTGCACACCAAATTGAACAGGTTGCCATAATTCAAAATGACATGCTCTACCCAATAGTGTTCTAATTTTTCCTCTATCATTCGCGGCGCGCGATACAGTTTCCATGAGTTGTTTTACAAAAGGAGCTCGTTGGTGGTATTGTTGAATCAGTTTCTCTGCTGAATCTTTCATTAAACCTAATTCAGCCATCAATTTATTTTTACCCATTCCATACATCAAACCTAAATTAATTGTCTTCGCTTGTTTTCGTTCAATGTTAGCCATGTCCGCTACGACCTGGTGAAAGTCCGCGTTCCCCGCTCGGTAGGCCTCGACAATCGTATCTACACCCGTGAGGTTCTGTAACTTCGCATAGTGTACTAGTAATCTTGGTTCTTGTTGTGAATAATCAAAACTTCCCCAATGACAACCTTGTTCAGGAATAAAGATTGATCGTATCAAGGGTCCTAATTCAGGATGCCTTGCAGGAATTTGTTGTAAGTTTGGATTAGACATAGAAAATCTTCCTGTTACTGTTCCGCCGTCATCTGAACGTATTTGATTGATGTCCGCATGTATTCTTCCTTTGTGTGCATGCTTAGTAATTGTATCGATAAAAGTTGTATGTGCTTTACTTAACTCTCTTGCATTAGAAATACATTGAGCAAGTTCATGTGGATGGTTGGCTAAAAAATTTCTAGTAAAACTTGGAGCTCCTGTTTTTTCTGTTCGATCATAAGGAAGACTCAAAGCATCAAATGCTTTTGCAATAGATGCTGCTGCCCATAATTCTACATCAATACCAGATAAGTCTTTGATTTTATTAAGTAATTTCTTTTCATCTTCTTGTAATTTCTTTTTAATTTTGTCTGCTTTTTCTAAATCTACAGGTACACCTTTAAATCGCATGTCCACCAAACAAGGAAATAATTTTAATTCTAAATCAAAAATAGAAGTTAACTCTTGTGCATACATTTCCATTTGTAATTTTTGCCACAACTTCAAAGTTGCTTTAGCATCTTGTTCTGCATACTGACCTACAAACATAGCAGGCAGTCGCCACATATCTTTTTTAGGATCTAGTCCATATTCTTTTGCTGCGGCTTGTAATACTTTTTCATCTTTACCAAGACCAACATAAAATTTTGCTAAGGTATCTAAACGATATGATAATCTATTTTCATCAATCAACGATGCTGCAATCATGGTATCTACAATTTTACCTTTAATCTCAATACCAAAACTTCTTAACCAACAGACATCATACATAGCATTATGAAATACAAATGTAACATCTTCTTGACTAAAGATATCTTGTAACCATCGCTTCACTAATTTTTTATCTAAGTTACCACCTTGTTCATGACCAATAGGAAAATATCCTTCCCATCCTTCTACTGCTAATGATATTCCTGCAATGTGTCCACGACCTGTCACGTTCCCCGATCCAAGTTCCATTAACATTGGATCACAAGTCTCTAAGTCTACGGCAATTTCTTTATGACCACGAAGATCTTTTAATTCTTCAGGCATGACCCATTCGGTCTGCGGTGTAAATAATGGTGGTTGTATTGTTCTCATTTTTGAATCCTTTCACACGAAGTAAATTTTTCTATGTCTTCAAAAGGAACCATTGTTATTTTATCTAGCCTACCTTCTCTTTGATATATTTTATAAATACCCTTACCTTTTTCAAAGTTGTTTTCTTTTAATTTTTTATTTACAAATTCTAATAAACTTTCTCTATCAACAAGTAACCAATGATTATTTCTTTCAAATGAAATATAATCAGCTTTTCCTTTTAACCAACCAGGATTGCCTCTTACATTGGTTCCTTCAACCCAAGCTACGTCATCTTGAAAGTTATTATCATATCTGTTTTTCTTTTTCATACTTTTAACATCAAATTTTAAAAGTTTATCTTTAAATAAACCTTTAACATCCCAATGCTCATTTATATTTTCATTATCATTTGCCCAAATAGGATTAATTAATTTTTTAGCAAATTGTTCTTCTATAAGTTTTGCCCTATCTCTAAATTCTTTCCAACTCATTTTTTCTTTTTTCTCATCTGTTCAATTTCTAATTCACAGTAATGAATAATTTTTTTCAAATCTTCTATTCCATTTTTATCTTTATATCTCACTACATATTTAATCACATTGCCTTGAAAATAAGATAGATTATTAGCTGTAATAAATTCATAAGGTTGAATGCTGTGTTTTTGATAATGATTTCCACCTTCTTGACGGCTAGAGGGAAATGCTTTTTCTAAATCTGATTTATGGGTCATACTAAATATGCTTTTTCAAAATTTTTTGGATCCACAATATGCAACTCTCTTTTAGCTCTTGTAGCCCCAGTATAAAATAATCTATGTAATTCGTCAGGGTCGTGCGCAAACGTCTCCATGGCAGCGTTAGTAATATCTTGAAGTAATAATATCTTATCTGCCTCGCCGCCTTTTTCACCATGAATGGTTGACATGATAATTCTAGGATTCTTATTGATCTTCTCACCATTAGCTCTCATATTACGAATATAGTTTTCTGTCAAGTGATCTAGTCCTTCAAAAGATTCATACCAAACTTTATCCGTTAATAATCCAAATTTTTCTTTACAATCTTGTATGCTATATTTTTCTTCTGAATGAAATAATTTTCCTTCTCTAAATCCATCTGCAACATTAGTACCTAAATATTCATATATGTTTTTAATTTCTAAATGAGATAATAATGCACCATTTCTAAATTGTTCCCAATTATTTAAAGCCAGTAATAATTTAAGATTAATAGAATTTTTACCTTTGTATTGATAATACCATCCACGTAATTCACATAATTCTTTTACATCATCTAAAAAATGATTTGCCGAAGATAAGACTAACCAATTTCCTTCTGACATGTCTACTTGCGTTACATCAGAATATCGTTTTAAAATTCCTTCTTCTTGTCTTGGTTTATATTCTTTATTAAATCTATTTTGTACTTTACCTATAATTCTTTGCGATAGTTCATGAATAGGTCCACCAGGAATACGATAAGATTGGTTTAATGTTTTAATAGCATCTACTTCTTCTTGTAATGCAATAAAATGATTAACATCCGCTCCAGCCCATTTAAAAATAGCCTGGTCATCATCCCCTGCAATGTAGGTTTTCTCAGCATTTTTCCATATTTGTCTAACCATATCCCATTGTAAATGAGATAAATCTTGAGCTTCATCTATAAATAAAACTTTAAAACTAGACTCAATATCTTTTTCTATAAAATCTTCTAATAAATCTGTAAAATCTTTTAATCCTTTTTCTTTTTTATATCTTTCTAATTCTTCTGCTATCAGATATAATGTTCCCCTTTCAATATCTAATATATTCTGTCTTTGATCATAATATTCTAGTAGATCCATTCTTTTAACTCTTGCTGTATTAATAATAGTTAAATATTCATTGTCTGAATTAAATGTCCCATCCTCCGTTGAAAACTTAGCTGTTTTAATAGGAATGCCACATTTATGCCCAAATTCTTTATAGTCTTCTGGTTTCATCATTTTTTCTTTAGCCATAGCTAATTTTCTAAATGCATAAGAATGTAGAGTTCTAAAATTTTCTAAATCTGTATCTATACTTAAATTAAATTTTTCAGCAGCTCTTGTTGCAGCTTCCGTTGCAGCTTTTCTTGTGAAAGAAAAATAACCTATTTGTCTTGGTCTAATTCCTTGTTGGATAAATTCATCTACTAAATTTAGTAAAGTAGTTGTTTTTCCTGTTCCAGGTGGACCTAATATAATTGTTTTCATAATTAAAAATGATTTTCTTGATAAGTAACTTTAGAAGTAGTTGTTTCTTGTTTCTTTAATGTTTTAATTTTAACAAGACGTGGAGCTCCTCCTTTTAAATCTTTTCTCACTTCTTCTACAAAACAATCTAACTGTTTTAAATAATTACCTGTTTCTGATTTTTTAAATTCCCAATTATTTCGTTTACAATAATTATAAAAATCTTCCATTCTAAAATAAGTAAACTCTCTTTTCTCATCAGTATGTGGAAGTTTATTAAATATATCTTCCATAGTTCTTGCTGATTGTCTATTGGTAGTCCAGTCTTGTAATAAAGAATATAATTGATTTAATGGATCTAAAGATTCTAATGCTTCTATTTCTTGAAGATTGTCCATCAAAGGTTTTAAATAATGTTGTTTCCAATCTTTTGGTTTTTGTACAGGAACAATTAAATTAGCTTGATCTAAACACGCTATTGCAAATAGACCTGGATTATAAAGTTGTTCTGTTTTTAGTTCTATTCTTGTCTCCCCTACATTCAAAAACCACTGAGGTGGTTTAGATGCATACTTAGTTAAATTTCCTAATGCTGGTATTTGTTCTTCATCATAACCTACACCATATCGTTTCATTCTGCATAAACTTGGATTACATACAGAATTAATAGGTGCATCTTTACATCTATATTTATCATATCCTTTCTTATTTACCGACTTAATTAACATCTGTACTTCACCATTACTTAATGGTGGTACCATATGTTCTTGATTTGCTTTTACCAATTCATCTTCCCATGTATCTGGAAATGCTTGTTTAAAATAAACTGCAATATTAAATAATGCATTATTTCTTGCACCTTCTCCAAAACCGTCTTTAGCTAATTTATTGAGACAAGGTGGACCATCTTGAAATGCTTCTACTTCTTTTTTCTTTTCTAATTTAACTTCTTTTAATTCTGATTGTACATATTTATCATACAATGCAAAAAATTCTTCCATGGTCGCCGCTTCACCATCATCTTTGAATGCATATCGCAAACCATTCATTTGGTTGTGATAAGGTAAATTTAAAAAGTTTCCTGTATCTCCACGTTCCACGAGTATTTCTGTTTGTTTCGGAAATATTTCAGCACCTTCATATCCTAAAATTCCTGCCATCTTTTTAAGTGTGTTTTGCATTGTAGATGCAGGTATAAAATCTTTTGTAAATAAAAATACATGTGCTCCACCAGACTTAGATCTACAAACTACCAATGGTAAATCTTTAGATCGTATTTCTGATACTAATTCTGCGTGATTAAAATTATATTCATCAATATCAATACATCCCCATTTACAAGAATTAGATTCAGTGATGGGTATAATACCAAGAGCAGGACCAACTCCATTAATATGGTTTTCCCAAAGTTCATCTGTTACATTTTTTCTAACAATGAATGCTCTACCTTTTTGTTTGCCATTTTCATCATGATCACCTTTTTGATATTGACCATAAGCAATACTTAGTCCTTCAAATATATTCTTAAATTTTTCTTTCATTTATTCTCCTGTTGTAAAAAAGGGGCCCGAAGGCCCCTTCCCATTTAAAATGGTACGTTCTCTTCGCTCTTCTCATCTTTTGCATGTTTAGCTTGAATCTCTCCTGATCCAACACTATTAGCAAAAGCTTTTGCTTGCTCGTACAAGTCCTTATTTTGTACAGGACCTACCTTCGACACAGTCCAACCAAACCAAGTACCTTTGTCGTTTGATTGTTGTACAGTTTTTAAATTGTACACATGACTGAACATCGGTGGTGTAAACAGACCATTCTTACCTTGAAGTTTTAATCCGTTCATCATTGAGTTCCATGTTTTACTCAACTTTAATTGAGTAGATTTCATGGTAATCAACGCAGTCTCTGCACTATTGTCTTTAGTAACTAGTACAAAGTACGATGCAGTATTCTCAAGATAGTTTCCATTCTTGAGTCTATCTTTATTCATGCTGTCCCTAGTGGCTTCATGAATAATTGGACTGGTTGCGGAGTGCACAGCAACTGGAGCACCAGTTCCTTCTCCTCTATCCGTCCATTCAACATATTCCCTTTTATAATGACAAGGGATCACATTGATTCCTTTTATCCCATCGTAAAGTTCAGAAGTCACAGTATTGAAGATCATACCAGCCTTGGCACCTTCTACATACTTTGAATCCCTCTCATTTACTTGAGGTGATAATTGCCCAAGTATTCTCAAAAATGGTAAAGCTAAATCGCTTTGATCCATATTCTGAAAACCTGAATGGGCATCAGCTTCAAACAAACTTGCTGTTGGCAAGTGTGTTTCTTTTTTAGTCACGGTTCGCGTTTGTTGTTCCGTCATTCACGTTTCTCCTATTTCTGGCTAAGTTTAGTTTCATCTTTCATAAACAAGTGAAAGATATCGGAAGGCATGTCGAGGCCAGCCTCGACACGCTCCCTGTATAGAGCTTTCAAAGTCATCGGCTCAACTTTAGATTTTTGTTGAGGTTCGAATCCATTTGAAGCTGCAAGGTTGAGCAGTTGCTCCGCCTTGTTGTCTTCTCCACGACCAAAGATTACAGCAACTTCATTTTTAATGATGTCACCTAATCCTTGTTCACGAAGCCATTTATACGCCGCTTCCCTTTTCTCAGGGTCTTTCGGAAGTGTACAACTGTATTTTTTATTTACCTCTAGTACAGTTCCATCGGCAAGTTTCAGAGATTGTAGTCCTTGTTCTGCTAAGATATTAGGAATTACCTCTGAACTAATCTTGTCTCGCATTGCTTGTAGATTTTTAGTGTGTTCTTCTGATCTTTTAATTTGTTCTTCAAGATCTACCAGTTTATCT